ATTTTGAGTAGCCATCGTACCTAAACCAATAACTTGGCTAGGAGGAATTGAAATGGTTACATTGGCAGCTTGTGATAACTGTCCTTGAGCATTTACAGTAAATTGACCTACTGTAGTGGCGTTACCAAAGATGCCAGCAGTAACAGTCGTGTTAGCAATACTTAATGTGCCTGATCCTGTAATTGGACCACCTGTTAATCCTGTGCCAGATCCGACTGAAGTAACTGTTCCGTTATACGGATTGTTTAAAGTTACATTCCCAGTAAGAGCGCCACCACCAGTAAGGTTAGTACCAGCGATAATATTAACTGTGTTCGCAACTGCGCCAGACACATTAGCAACAGGGATACTTGTACTAGCAGTAACAAGATTGCTACCATTTGCATACATATACCCCGTAAGGCTAGTAACGGAGATATTAGTAAACGATTCAGTCGAACCACCGACTACCTTTTGCCAAACCGTGCCATTAAATACCGCCCAATCGCCCACAGACCACAGGCTAATACCATCGAGAGTAGTAGTGCCAGCAACAGAAACAATGTAATAGCCACCTTTAGTTCCCACCCCAGAAACAAGGGTAGGGTTATTGGTAGATGCGTTCCAAGTGCCAAGATAATTTACCGCACCTGATGTACCACCCCCACCTGCGACCTTAAGAACCATATTTTAAACTCCATCGCCAGGGGTTATGTAAATGACTGCTGAACTTGTGCTAACGCCAGTAAAGTAAGCATTAGGTACAAAAGTAAGAATCTCATCGGTGCTAGGAAGCACGGGAAACGCTGGTCCAGTCGAAGTAATTGTCGTTGCAGCGTTAGTTGCATCGGAAGCAGTTGTGCCATACCCTAAAAACACTACGGTAGTACCGCTATTGATGATGCGATATTGATTGCCACCAATAGTGCTGTTGGTAACTTGTACAGGTGTAGGTGCGCTAGTATTAGCCGTAAAGGTTACGGTGTTACCAGTTTTAGTGAAGGCATTGATTCCCATGATTATCCGATCAAAGCGTTAATTTCGTCAGCAGATAAGCCAAGCGCAGTCAATTTAGATACTGCGGAAGCCTTATGTGCAGCAGCAGTTTGTTCGGCAGCTTGGTCAGAAGATACTTTAGAATTTGCAGCATTAAGATCGTAAGCAACAGGATTTCCATTTATATCAAATGCTTCATCTCCAACCATTCTTGTAATCTGTGGGTTTAAAACACAAATAGCGTTAATTTGTTGTGTGGTTAAACTCATTGTGCAATCTCCAATAAAGTAATTGTTGAAACTTGATTACCATAGTTTGCATATCCAGAAGCGCCAGACCTAGTATTACAGAATGATGTTGAGTATGTTGTTGATGATGTTGTGGCTGGTGAATCTAAATAATTCAAATTTACTATTCCACCAATTTGCCAGTTACTAGATGAAACTCCGTAAAAATACAAAGTAGGTCCTAAATTACCATTATAAATATTTGAACCATTCCTTTGTAAATACCAACTAACTCCAACATCTGAACTGGCTGAGCTTACTGCGTAACTTGAACACGGCTGAGAAATCAAAACTAAAATTTTGCTTGTAGAAAATTGTGGGGTTATAGAAGCGGTTAGATTTGTTGCTGCTGGTGTTGTCGTGGTGTTTGTTACTTGTGTTGAATAAGAAGCATAAACCGTCTGAATCACACTTCCAGACTGAGCAGATGTAATACCGCCAACATTACTTAAACCGCTAATAGATCCTGTACCGTTGATGACTACGCTCATTTCAGTTGCTCCTCAGTTGGTTTAGCAAGCGTAGGATGTTCCCACTTGGCTATATAGTCACCACGACCATCACTATCGTTTTGCAAAGTAATAACAGTCATAAAATCTTTATCTGTTAAATCAGGATAAATTGTTTTGATTTTTTCGTATAAAGTCATTAGGCACTCCTTACTAAACAACCGCTAAAATAAGTTGGAATTGAATTTCCAGTTGTTGATGTTTGAACATATAGTGTGCCTGAACCGCCATTGGCAAACGCATAAAGCTCAATATAATCTGTCGAACCATTAAAAGAAATTAAACACGAAATACTAGTGGTTTGACCGCTATTTACGCTACCAGTTATAAAATCCCCAAAAAATGGATTTCCATTTTTGTATATTCTAATTCCTACAACCGTAGGGTTATTTCCAGACGAATTATATTCAATAGAACCGTTTATTTGATAATATCCTGCAACAGTTGGTGTAAAGCGATAGTTAGTTGTCGCATCAAAATTACTATTAGTATCAAATTGCTTTGTATTTATTTGAACTTTAGTCCAAGAATTGCTGGTTAAATTTTGATTTGCATTTGCATAAGCACTAAACGCTGGCGCACCAGTATTAGTAATCATGCCTGTAGAGGTAAATGTCACTACATTCGTACCAGCAGACTGAATGGTTAAGTTACCCGATGTGTCACCAGTAAGAGCTACTCCACCAGCACCAGCCGTAATTGCGTTTAATATGCTCATGCTAATTGCTCCTCAGTAGGTCTTGGCAGAGTTGGGTGTTCCCATTTAGCAATGTAATCGCCTTTGCCGTCTGAATCGTTTTGTAAACGAATTGTTCCTGTTTGTGGAATAAAATCCGCTGGAGTAAGCGTAGGATATATTGCGAGAATTTGGTCGTATAGTGCCATTATGCTGCCCTTACCAATACGGCTTGAAAGAATGTATATTGCTGCAAACCATGACAAGTCATATTTGAACCTGAATTTTGATATATATAACCTTCAAGATAATCAGTTGAACCATTCATATAAATCAAATTTGTTGTTGATGATGTCATTCCGTTTGTACTGTTATTTACAATAGAGGTTGAATATACAGAACCGTTTTTCCAAATATTTGCACGAATTGTTCCTACTGCTGCACCTGTTTGGTCACGAACAGCTACAGTAACTTCATAATATCCAGCTACATTGGGTGTATAACGATAATTTGTAGTGTTATCGTAACAATTAGCAGTATCAAATACTTTTGTATTGTATTGAACTTTAGTATCTGTTCCTGTTGAAATAGTTTGACTTGTTGATAAATAAGCACTAAACGCTGGCATATTACCGCTAACCATTGCAGTACCCGTAGCTGCTGGAAAAGTAACAGTTTGTGTGCCAGCCGTTGCTGGTACGGTCAGGGTTACTGCACCCGATGTATCTCCGCTAATTGCGACATTCGCCATTTTCTAATTTCCTTATACGATAACCCAGCGACTACCGCTAGGAATAGTTAATGTGACACCACTTGCTACTGTGACATTGCCAGCGCACATGGCATTTTTACCAGTTGTGATGGTGTAGTTTTGTGTCAAAGTTTGAGTGTTTTCATACAAAAATCCACCCGCTGATGCTCCAGAACTACCGCCACCACCGCTTAAAATCCAGTTTGTACCGTTATACACAACGGAGTAAATACCACCAGACAGAATCTCATTAGCAGACAGAGAAGTGCCATCTTCGTTCAAAATAGTTGTTGCTGCCAAGATAGTAGAAGCATTTACTTGAACAGTTAGGGTGCTTGTTCCCGTATTGGCATTAGCAGCCTTAAACTGAAGCTGACATCCAGTAGCAATCGTAGTAGTGGTAATCCCTGATGGGTAGTTAAGCAAGACCGCATTGGCAGTACCAGTATCAGCAACATAATTGCTGTAGTTATTCAGATCGTTAATTTCTGAAGTAAGCTGTCCAAAGTTCGTATCTAAATACGAAAGCGGAATCGTGCTAGTCTGGTTAGCAAATGTATAAGCTGCGGATGATACGGGTTTAGTCACTAGAACCTCACTCTTAATTCGTGTTCAAACTCAAATCCATTTAGCACAAAATTCGGGTTACTTGATGTTACTGTAATTCCTAGATATTTACCATACTGTGACGCATCTGTTTTATACAAAGCGTAGCCAGTAGTACCCCATCCAATATTTGCGCCTGAACTGTTAGCCCAAGGAATTGTGTTGAGATAATTGTTTTGCCAAGCCACTAAAGAGGATAAGGTGTAAGCAGGACTAGAGCTGTTTTCGTTATCCACAGTCGTAGTCAAAGTAATAGATGCGTTAGAACTTGCAGTCGCTTCCACGCCAATCTTAAGAGCTTGTTTTGTACGAATTGGATCACTCATTGGCATGAGTGCAGTCTGTACTATCGTACTAATGCTACTCGTACTGTTAGCATATAACTTATATAACTGATTATTTTGAGTACCAAAAAGGGTAAGTTTTCCACCTACAGGCACATAAGTGATGTAAGCAAGGCTGTTTCCTTGGCTGGTAATAAACCATTTCTTCTCAAAAAACACCGCTTGGATATAACGGTAGCTGTTTGTAAATACAGAATCGTAGTATCTGAAATTAAATGCAGCGCACAAAATATCGTTTACCAAGACTTGACCAGCGTAAACAGGGCTAGAAAAGTCAATATTACCTATCATGCCATCCAAAGCATCTGAAATCTTGGAAGTAGTAGATCCAACAAGAGCATAAACCCCGTAATCATTCATAAATAAGACTGAACGGAAGTACGGGAAAATAGCGTTAGGTCGCTTAGAACCAACGGAAGCGCTCACATTGGTGTTAGTAAATAGGGTTATCCCTGATGTATTAACGACCACATCAGAAAACACATTGATGGAATCATCGCCAAAAATATACAGAAAATTGTTAGCAGAAAGCAGTTGAATGATGTTTCCGTGCAATGTACTGTCAGTTAGCGTCACAGCACCCGCTGAAACGCTTGTAAAGTCGCTATATTGACCTGCTGCTGAGTAGGTGACAGTTCGCCCTGATGCCACCCAAACACGCCCTGAGAAGCTCGCTATAGCGCTGTTGGTTTGATTATTAACCACGCCTGATAGGACAGCATTGGTTGTTGCACCGCCACCTGAAATGCTCACCACAAGGTTTGCAGTATTTGTGTATCCAGTGCCAGGGTTGGTCATTACAACTTGTGTAACCGTACCGCCTGAAATAACGGCAGTGCCAGCAGCGTTTGTACCGCCACCGCCTGTAATGGACACTACTGTATTGGCAGGGTTGGTATATCCTGCTCCACCGTCAATCACATTAACCGTGACAGTTCCAGTGGCAAAAGTTTCAATTCCCGCTATAGCTGTAGCTCCAGTGCCACCACCGCCAGAAAGAGTTACGGTTAAGTTTGCTGCGTTGGTATATCCAGTACCACCCACAACAAGGCTTACTGATCCCACTGTGCTTCCACCAGATACCAAGGCTGCTGTAGCGTTAGCTTGTACACCGCCTACTTGGTCTGGTCCTGAAATCACCACATTGGGTGCTGTTGTGTAGCCCGATCCTGGGTTTGTGACAGCAATAACACCTACTGCGCCAATTGCTACAGTATTGTTACCATCCCAAGAAAACATCCCTTTATTGGGATCAATCACTAACA